GCTGGCAACACTGCCAGGCGAGAACACATAAGTTGCATACTCGGTGGAAGCGCCAGAGCCGGCAGTTTCCACGTCGTCCGAAACAATAACGCGGCAACCAAGATAGGTGGGCACGCGAACTTCGCCGTATGCATTAGCCATCGAACCACCAGATTGGGTGGTCGAAGTGCCACGAGCATCAGCAGTGCTGACGTAATCAATGGCGCGGCGCTCCACGAGGTCGTAATAGACCTTGGAGTGCATTGCGATAGCCGAAAGGGATTCCCCTTTGTCGCCAAGAATGGCGCGAGCCTGAGCAACCTGACGGGGGCTCAGAACAGTCGGGGTGTCGCCAGATTCGGAGTCGATGCAGAGATCGAAGAAAGCCGAGCTAGAGGTGTTGGCGTTCAGCGAACCGAACACACCTTTCAGGCAGGAAATCAGATCTTTCTGCCGCTGGTGAGCGATGTAGGCGCCCAGCTTGTCACCGATGGCAGCCATGATGTCAGCGCCGGAGCTGATAGCTGCCAGGTCGCGTGCTTCAAAAGCGCGTCCACGGTGAAGAACAACACCAACTTGCTTGTCGGTGGTGATCTTGCCAGGAGTCATCGAAGTGCTATCGCTAAGCACTTCAAAATCACCGCTCAGGTTGGCGGAGAAAAATGGGATGTTTACGAAATCACCCCCGTCAGAGGTCGCGTTCAGTGCGGCCAGAGGCTGCACCACACCGCTAGCCAAGAAGGCATCACGAAGGGTGGTCTGCTCTTGGACGTAGGGAACGAAAACCTCGGGGATGATCATGTCACTCCGAAGAGTTGCCATGATTAAACCTCAAGAATGTTTTTGTTAGGTCGGGCGCAGCCCTGACTTACGCTGGCGCTGCCTTTGTAAGCGTTGGGATTATATTAACGGCCCGCTGCCTTCTTAAGCCTTTCGTACAAGTCCCGATCTGTCTTAAACAGTCGTGATTGCTCCGTCAGGTTGAAACTTTCAGCAGCGAACGGGTTTTTGGTCCCTGCAGGAATCTCACCAGCACTGCGACCAATCGGCGCACCGCTTCCCTGTGGCTTTGGTTGCTTCTGCATCCATGCCGGGAGGTTCTTGGCCCATTCGCCAATCGGCGTGCGCTCATAGCCCTTGACGACAACCACCGTGCCATCCTCTTCACGCTCGATCTGCTCTCGGCTGATCTGAGTGCGCAAGATCATGTCGGGATCATGCACCACATCCGCCAAAGCGGTTGCAGCTGGGCTGATAATTTCCAGTTCGCGCACTCGTGCCTCTAGCTCAGCAATGCGCTGATCCTTTTTGGCCGTTGCTTCACGGAACTGCTCTTCTAGCGCTTGCCGGGCTTCGGTGTACTTACCTTCGCTCTCAAGCTGCTGCTGTTCATGATTGCGCTTGAACTCAAGCAGCGATTTCACATCAGTGCCAGAAGGCAATTCAGCCTGAAGCTCTTCTAGCTTCCGCAGCTTGCGCTTTTCATCCGCTAGCTCTTTGTTCTTGCGCTCAAGGTTGTCAATGCTGCGCAACAGCGCTTGAACGTCAACCTCAGGCGCCGCAGGCGCTTCGGTTTGGTTCTCTTCAGACATAAAAACCCGCAGGGTTAATTACGCCATCCAAGATAAACAACAACGGCCCGATATGTCTACTTATTAGTTTTGGGTGCAGACCGTAACTGAGAGCGGCGTTTTAATACTGGGTTGCCAGTTGACTCCGATTTAATCCGCACTACCGGATCATCTTTGCTGCCAACACGGGTAACACTTCCCCCGCTTGGGCCTTTGATTGTGGCACGCTCGCCGCCAATGCTGGTGACGACGCCATAGGTGCGTTTGCCCTGGTATTCCCAGCTAACGCGAGAGCCTTTTTGAATTGCCATTTACTTGCCCTTTTTGCCGCCTTTCTTTTTGCCCTTGGGCTTTGACTTGCCGTAAGACATAGCGATGGCAACAGCTTGAGTTCTACTGTACCCCTCTTTCATTAGCTGCCTGATGTTCTCGCTAATGATCTGTTCGCTCTTACCTCTCTTTAACGGCACCGTACCGAGCGCGTAGATGATCCAAGGTTAATTCGGACCCATCATCACGAACGAGTTTGGCGATGGCATCTCTGGCGCCATACTTTTCCGTCAGCTTGTCAAAGTAGGCAATCTTTTTAGCGCCAATTGCTTTGGCCTTGGTTGCAGGCGACTGCTTGGCCAGCCACTCGCCATAGCTCTGATTAGCAGGCACTTGGCCACCAGCACTGGCTCGGGTTCCTTCCTTTGGCGGTTCAAAACCCAGCTCTTCATAGTCAATCACCGGCACAGTCGTAGACCGGCAACCAAAGTGCTGCGGTGGTTGTGGCCCCTTGCCATACTCAAACTCGCGGCCATCCAATGCAGCGCAAATGGCACTGGTCCTGGCGTCGAGCGTCGCAACGTAGCGATACCGCTTTGTTATGTCCTGGTTGGCCTCATACACCGACTGGCTGGCGGCATTGGCTACTTGGTTGACGCTTGTGCGCACCAAGGTCATCACCTGATTATTTGCTGCCTTGGTTAGCTGGCCACCGGCCAATGCAAGCTGCCTGGCAGACAACGGGCCAAAATCGGCAAACTCCAGACGGCCAACCAAACGCTTGGCAATGTCTTGGGTAGTTTCGCCAGTCAGAAGGCCATTCCGTACAACCTGTCCAAATAATGCGGCCTGCTTTTCGGCAATGCCCCGAAACGCTTTATTTACCACCTCGCCATTGGGCAGCGTGATAGCAGTGCCCTGAGTAGCGGTCAGGCTGAATGCTTGCCTCGCACCCTCTACGCCTTCAACTGCCTTAAACAGATCGTCGCTCAGTGCTACGACATTGATTTGCGTTGGGTCAGTTACCACCACCGCCTGCGCAAACTGCGGGCTGATTTCAACCGTGCGCACCGCATTCCGTGCGCCAACTGGCAACGCCTTGCGCAGTTGATCCTCTACAAACTCGCTTTGCAGCATCGCCAGGCCCTGCAGTTCACGCGCTGCAACCGCAGTGCTGTCACCAGCCCAGCCATCCAAGCTGCTTTTCAACTGGGCCAAAATCGCCCGCAATCTGGCAGCCTTTACAGGTGCTGAGGCGTCATCAATCCTGCGCAGCTGGGCCACTGCATCCAAAATAATTTCGTCGTATGCCACCACCAAACGCTTGGCAACGCTGTTGCCGTAGCGGTTCAGATCAATGGCATTCCGATATAAAGACTCGGGGGTGGTCATGCCTTAATGCCTAGATCCTCCGCATCGTATGCCGTAAGAATTGAAACGTCTGCGCCGGCCTTCAACGCTTCGCCAACAACGCTTGCGAATCCCTCAAAGTCGTCATCGCCATTGTCGATCAACCTTATCTCGTCAACCTCATAAGGCTTGCCGTTTTTGAACCATGAAAGGCGGATAACGGCGAAGATCTCATCAGGCAGTTCCTTGGTGGCACAGTGCAAGCATTGCTTGCGTGGCGGTTTAGATTCCATGCCCAAAACCTTGCGTAGCCATCGGATCATGCAGGCAAAACGTCTTGATCCTCCATATCTTCGGTTTGATCTGGCATTTCGGGTTCTTCTGTAGCCATTATTTGCGCTGGCTCAGGCTCCATCAAACCGCCGTTTTGTGTTGCTTCGATCTCGGCTTCAATGTCGAAATCGTCGCCCAGGCACTCGCCATCACTGAGCTGCGTAAGCAACGTTTCTTGGGTGATGGTGCCAGCGGTAAACAGCTGCAGCAGGGCTTGGATTTCCTGCGGCTCAAGACGTGCACCCAGGAAGTCACGATTAACAAGGCTGCTGCCAACCTGCGTAATCCGCAGATACTCAGCATGAAAGCGCAAGCAGTTGTCGATCATGTCTTGCATCTGCTGTGCAATGACCATCATCGTGGAATCGCCTTGGCTGCGGTCAATGCGCTTGCTCTCTGCCGTTTCAGCGCTCAGCTTTTGACCCAGCACAGCAGAAAGGCCAAGCTGGTTGATCTGCTTTTCAAGCTGATCTAAACGCTGAAACTGAGCAGTGAACGCATCGCTAGGGGGGCTGATGTATTCCGCCCGAGACTCACTGGGCAGTGCCAACGCTTCACCTGGGCCAGCGGTGATTTCTTCTGCTGCAGTGGGATAGCCAAAAATGCCGAGAAAAGGAACGGCTGAAATGTGCAATTGGTTGTCAAGGTCGCTCTGCATCTGATACGCCTTGAGGTTCAACTCAGCAATATCAGAAAGCGGTGGCCGCGACTCCATCACGCCAACGCGGTTGGAATACGCCACAGCAAAGGGAATTTCAGACAGGCTTGTGCGGCCTTCATCCACCACGCGGTAAGTTCCCTCATCGTCAGGCTGATAAACCTGAAATGCACCGGGCGTCAAAACCCGCACCTGCTCAACTTCCTTCTCACCCCACTCGCCGTCAGGCTCAATCACCTTCTCAAGCAAGCGCAGCTGAACCAGCTTCAATGCGCCGTCAATAATCTCAGTACGCCAGCCCAGGATTTCTCGCGGCGTATACACCTTGTAGTAAGGCCGGCCATTAGACCCAGCAGCAGGCGCATCAACCAGAACGCCAATGTGGCCATAGCGCAGGCACAGCCTGGCCGTCTGATACAGCCATTGGTTCAGGTCGTTGCCTTCTAGGTCAACGTCAAACAGCTGCTCGCGCACAACGTCCGAAACGTCGTTCAGGCGCACCGGCTTGCGCGTCAACATGCCGGCCAACATGCGTTCGATTCGCTGCAGGTAAGGCGGAACGCACGAAACGGCCAAACGCCGGTCGTAGCTTTCGTCGAGTTCTCGAATGGCCTGCGGTAAATACCTTCGATGCCGTTTCCGCACGGCGAAGGTGCCTTCGATCAAATCTTCTACCAGACCCCAGTGCGGCTCCATGTTGCGGTGAGCCGCGTTGGGATCCTGAACCTGAGAAGCAC